CAATAATATGTTTAATGAGCTTGATGGCAACAATAGATATGTTAAATATTCTAGTGATAGACAGTCTAAAGTTAATTTTGGAAAAAAAAGGTAGGATATAATTATGGCAAATAAAGATGCCTCTTTTGGTCTGAAACCAGCAAGAATGATGGGAGGCGCACCTTACTCAGGTGGGCAGTCTCGTTACAGAATTGCCGCTAACTATGGTACAAGCATTTTTCAAGGTGATTTGGTAAAACAAGTTACTGGAGGAGGTGTTGAAAGAGCCGCTGCTTCTTCAACTGTGCCTGTAGTTGGTGTCTTTAATGGATGCATGTATACAGACCCAACCACATCAGAACAAATATTTAGCAATTATTACCCTGCAAGCACTAATGCTTCAGACATAATTGCCTTTATAGTTGATGACCCTAATGTGGTTTTTGAAGTACAGTCTGATGACACTTTCCCAGTGGCAGACCTGTTTGGTAATTTCGATATAATCGATACTAACTCAGGAAGCACTACTACAGGGATTTCAGGTGTTGAACTGGACTTATCAACAGGTGCAACCACTACAACATTACCTCTAAAGGCTATTGATATTTCTCAAGACCCTGATAACAGTGATGTAAGTACCTCTAATACTAATGTAATGGTTGTTATTCAAAATCACATATCTGGCGTTAAAGGCGCTGGTCTAGCATAAGGTAGGTAAACAATGGCAATAAGTAGAGCGCAACTAGCAAAAGAGCTAGAACCCGGACTAAATGCACTGTTTGGAATGGAATATGATGAATATGCAGGAGAATACGAAGAGCTATTCTCAATCGAGGACTCAGATAGAGCCTTTGAAGAAGAAGTATTGATCGTAGGATTTGGTGCCGCACCAACTAAAGAAGAAGGTGCAGGAGTAAGTTTTGATAATGCAGGTGAAGGTTACACTGCTCGTTATACACACGAGACAATAGCCTTGGCTTTTGCACTTACCGAAGAAGCTATAGAGGATAATTTATATTCACAGCTCGGCTCTCGTTATACGAAAGCTTTGGCTAGAAGTATGCAACACACCAAAGAAGTAAAAGGTGCAAATGTGTTAAACAATGCATTTGATACCAACTTTGCTATTGGTGATGGGCAACCTCTCATTTCTACAGCACACCCTTTAACAGGTGGTGGAACTGCTAGAAACAGAGCAAGCACTATGGCTGATTTGAATGAAACTTCTTTAGAAGATAACATCATTGATATTTCAACATTTGTTGATGACAAGAATCTAACTATTGCAGTTAGACCTGAAAAACTAATTGTGCCACCACAGTTGGTGTTTGTAGCTGATAGGCTTCTAAACACACCGGGCAGAGTTGGAACTTCAGACAATGACATCAACTCAATTAGAAATCAATCTTCTATACCAAGTGGTTTCTCAGTGAATCATTATCTCAATGACCCTGATGCATATTACATCTTGACATCTGTGAATAGTGATGGTGAAGGACTCAAAATGTTTGAGAGATCACCAATGGAGACAACCATGGAACCTGAGTTTTCAACAGGTAACATTAGGTACAGAGCAAGAGAAAGATATTCTTTTGGTGTTTCAAATTGGAGAGGGGTGTTTGGTTCCCAAGGAGCTTAATATTCTCAACCATAAAAAAGGGGAGCTTTTGCTCCCCTTTTTTTTGCATTAGATTTAGTCAAGATACTTGGTGCTTCTTTTTTCATCAGAGTGAACTCTCTCATACTGACGAATTTCTTTTGCAACCTTAACAACATTGGTTTGAGCCAGCTTTAGCTTTCTATCCCAAGCCTTCTGCCTCTTCAACATTCTTTCATACCTCTGAGCAACCTTGTTAATTTTTTTCTTAACCTTTGGATTTGCTAAAGCATCATTGGATTTTTCCAAAAAGCCTTTGTCAAAGAAATACTTTGTGCATCTAAGTTCAATCAAAGAATGTTCTGCACTGTGAGGTCTAAGGTTTGGATTGACTCTATTGTCTATCCAGTGTGACCAAAGATGAATTATGTCACCCCACCCTCTATCACAGTTTATAGATACCACACCTCTTCTGACCCATGTGTGTCTATTGCCAGTGACCTGCTTTATGGTTTTGTGTGGAAGCTTCCTACCTGTTTCTCTTTTATACAAAGCTCTAATTAAGTTCTTTGCAATATTAAAGTCAACTGGCTCAAGTGATGTATTCCATCTTATTGAACATTTATTATCTCTCCACAAAGTATTAACTTTTGAATAGTTTGCAAGAGCTTCTTGTGATGTTTGCATAATTTTCTCCTTTTATGATTTTTTATGTATAACTACATTATAACACTTTTTAATACTTAATGCAAATATGAAATTGACCTTACATCCAAAAGTTATCTTTGCTATACTGATTTGAAACCAAGGTAACTTGTTGTTTCAACTGACTTGGCAGACTTACTCCAAAGATGAAGCAACTTATTTAGTTAGGAGAAATTATGGCTAAATCAACATTTTCAGGACCGGTTAGATCACTAGCTGGTTTTATTTCATCAGGTAATGCTTCAGTTGTAAGCTTAACTGCTGATACATCAATAACAGTGGATTCACATGCAGGTAAGGTGCTTTTGTGTAATGATGCTGATGGTAAGTTTACTTTACCATCCATTGTCTCAACTGCTCCTGATAGCAATGATGACCCAAACCAACTCAACAATCTTGGGTCAACATTTACATTTGTAATTGTAACTGCCGCTACTGATCTTGACATCTTGACAGATGGCACAGATAAGTTTGTGGGTGGACTTTACACTGGTGTAACAGATGCTACAGGTAAAACTTTTATTTCAGGTGCATCTAATGATGTAATTACATTGAATGGCTCAACCAAAGGTGGTCTTGCTGGAAGTATTATTAAGGTAACTGCTATAGCATCCGCTAAGTATGCTGTTGAAGGCATAACTTTAGGTTCAGGAACTTTAGTTACACCATTTGCTGACGCATAATTAGGAGCTTAATATGTCCACAAGAATGACAGGCAGTGATGTTAAAACTGCAACTACTACATCCAGTGCAACTGGTGGAGTTGCTTTAACATCAGGTAGATCAAGGCTTAGAGGATATGTGATTGCTGGTGGTTCATCAGATGGAACTGTAACTTTTAGGAATGGTTCTGTTACAGGAACTACTTTGTTTATTGCTCCATGCAATGCTAATGACACTGAAACATTAAACATACCTGATCAAGGTGTGTTGTTTGAAAGTGGCATACATGTGGTGTTAAGTAACATTGACAGAGCTACTATCTTTACCTCTTAGAGTAAAATCAAATAATAGCCTTAGCAATAAGGCTATGTATTTAAGATGGCTGTAAAGAAAGCAAGAAAGCAAAAGATGGTGCCACGCACCAAGAAAAACTTTAGACCAACCAAAAAAGGTGCTGGCATGACTGAGGCTGGTGTTAAGGCTTACAGGAGAAAGAACCCCGGCTCTAAGTTAAAAACAGCAGTAACTAAAAAGAAGAATCTGACAAAATCAGAAAAGGCAAGAAGAAAATCTTATTGTGCTAGAAGTAAAGGTCAGATGAAAAAATTTCCGAAAGCGGCTAAGAATCCCAATTCAAGATTAAGGCAGGCTAGAAGAAGATGGAGATGCTAAATGGCAATACCTAAAAATGTAAAAAATCCAAGCCTTTATAGTAAAGCTAAGTCTAAAGCTAAGGCTAAGTTTGATGTTTACCCTAGTGCATATGCAAATGCATACATGGTTAAAGAATATAAAAAAATGGGTGGTCAATATAAAAACAAAGGTGGAATTATGGAAAAAAGTTTGAAGCCAATACCAGCAGACAATAAAGGTTTGCCCAAGCTACCAAAGAAGGTAAGAAACCAAATTGGTTTTATGAAAAATGGTGGTGGTGTAAAGTCCTTTGTTGCAAGAGGCTGTGGTGCTATTGACCCATCAAGAAAAAAGAAAACCAAAATGCGAATGTCATAATGGCAAAGGGTGGTGGACTAAGAAGTTGGTTCAAAGAAGATTGGGTAGATATTGGCTCACCTAAAAAAGGTGGTGGTTTTAAGAAGTGTGGCAGATCAAAAACCAAAGGCTCAAAAAGAAAATATCCTAAATGTGTACCTAAAGCTACAGCCAATAGGATGACTAAATCACAAATCAAATCTGCTGTGCAAAGAAAAAGGTCAAAGAAACAAGGTGTTGGTGGCAAGCCTACCAATGTCAAAACCTTTACTTCTAAAAAAAGAAAAAAGTAATGCTGACACAAGATCAGCTACAATCTGAAATAAGAGCTTGGTCAAGTGAAGCTTTAGAAACAAAACAAGATAATGGTCATGCAACATGTCCTTATGCAAAAAACACTTGGAACAAACAAAAAGTAAAGATACTGAAATCAAAAGATATTTACTGGGAAGATTTGTTTAAGTGTGCTTTGGATTTTCCAAAAGACTATGATGTGGTTATATATTGTGACTTTAATGTTGATCTGCCTGTAGAAGTGTTTGATGACAGGCTTAACCTATTTAATAATTTGTTTAGCAAGCAAAACCTTTGGTTAATGGGTTTTCACCAAGATCACGACTCTAAAAGCATTGTTGAATTAGATGATTTTGAGCCAATGTATGAAGATGCTTATAACATGGTGTTTATGCAGGGTTTAAAAGAATTAAACAATGCTTCACAAAATTTAGCTGACTTAGGTTATTATAGTAATTGGACAAAAGAGGAGTATGATAATATTTTAATTAGATGGAGTATTCAAAATGAAGAAAAATAAATCAGGAATTAAAAAGAACATTGCTGGTGGCTCTAACAATAGAAGAGCTAGACAGGGTGCTGTTGTACCTATGATGAAAGGTGGTGTTGTTAAGATGGCTGGTGGTGGTAAATCAGGAGTCAAAAAAATGGCAAGAGGTGGCAAATCAGCAGTTAAAAAAAGTAAATTTTTTTAAAAAAAACAGAAACTATAATAGATCTCAGATTATTAAACTTTTTAGAAAGCATAAAAAAAATAATGATAAGTTGATTTTTATC